TGTCCAGATGTTTGAAACACAGTTGTCCCTCCAATTTTAAAATTAACAGAAGATGAACCAGAAACAGAGTTAGCAGCATATATTAAAATTTCACCTTTTATCGCTCTGTTTGTAGTTAATGTGTTAGCAACTAATGTCCCACTGTATATAGTAACTGCAGTAGATGGACCGTTTGTTGATTGTGTTGTATTTGTATATATTTTCCCAACAGTTGGGTACCCCATAAAAGAAGTTTGTACTGTTGTAGCTTGAAAGTTTGTACCGTCATAAGAAAGTTCATATATTCCACCGTTTACAATTTCACCGCCAACCAACGCCTTGTCTATATCTTTCTTTATATCTTTTACTCCCAAACCATTAACATTAATTGTTGTAGCTCCTGTATTACTTGCTGAAGCTTTAAAAGATACTTTCATCCCAGCGGTATATGCACTTGGTGCTGGTGATAGTGTAAGAGTTAGAGCGTTAGCTGTACCACCAGCGGTTGCGTATATTTCAGTACCACTTTGAGAGATTTTATAATCTGTGGTAGCTTTTGTTGCAAATGGATTAGATGTACTAGGTGTACCACTTGTACCAACAAGAGCATCATTTTCGCCTTGTGTTGGGACACGTGGGTCATTATCACCGACAAAGATTGGGTTAGAAGCACTAGCAGGAGCAACAGATGTCTTACCGATACCTTTTGTTGCAAGACCAGCGTCTGGGGCACCAGCAATAGCAAGACCATCAGCATAATCTTTTGTGACTGCATCTGTGCCTGATGTAGGTGTAGGTACTGTAACAGAACCAGTAAACACAGGGTCTACATAAATATCAGCCCAGTGTTGAGCTGTTATATTCAGGTTAACAGGTTCATTAACAGAGTGTGTTTGTTCTGTAGTACCACCAACACCACGTGCTGTAAGTGTTACGAAATTACCAGTACCATCAGTACCAACAACGTTATAAGCAACAATCTCACGCAGTGTAGAATTATTAGGTGAAACAACTAACCAACCTGATGTAGGTGTAGGTACTGTTGTAACATATCTTTTTCCAGTTCCTATAGCCCAGTCTATAGCAACCTTTGTTTCGAAATAGTTTTGTAAAGTTTTCATAAATGTATTATATCATATTAATATTATTTTGTAAAGTGTATTATCCAACTGACACAATACCTGATGTTTTAAACATCTTTCTTGGTTCTTTTGTTCCAAATAGAGCATACTCACATACAGTAAATGTTTCATCTATTGAACTGTTTGAAAGACCTATTGTTAGTGTTTGTGCTTTTGACAAGAAAGATATTCTATTTTTCAAGTACGGTGCTATTGATATTATTTGTCCATATCCATCCCCAACAAGTTGTCTACCTGTTGTAACTTCACCGAGAGAACTTGAACCATCTTCTAACCCTTGACCAATGTAAAATGTTTTAGTTTTTTCTGTTCTTAAATCATTAGCATCTTCTATAAGTGTAACGGTTATCTTTCCTTGTAAGTTTTTAAACATCACATCAAGGTATCTGTAAATATTAAACTTGTTGAAATCTTTATCTTCTATCTTTTTAAATACAACCTCACAGTTAATTGCATTTCCGTTGTCAGTAAGTAATTGTTCGTTCCATTTTAGTACACCATACGGTGCTGTTGATTTACATGTATAGATTGTGTCATCTATTGACATAAAATCTAAGGCTTGAGCTTTTATTCGACTGTTATATTTTGTCCAGTTGTTCTTATACAAAAGATGACACACAAAGATTGTATCATTATATGATGCTTCAAGAGGAACAGATAAGTAAAATCTTCTGTTATGGTAAAATGTAACAACCTTACTATAATTTGCAACTGATACCTTCTTTAATGTTTCTTTTATTTGGTCAGATATTACAGATGTATTAACACCCAAGACACCTGTTTGTTGGTCTTTATAACCTATAGCTCTAACTTCTCTCCCCGTGAAGAACCAGATGTCATTTTCAACCCAAGATATAGCATCACGTGAACATGCTCCATAGTTTCCTGATTGGAGTTCAAGTTTAGGTATGTAAAGAGACGTTACATTGTCATAAACAAATGTAAGTTTCCAAATTGATTCCTGTTTAAATATTAGAAGCTGACCATAGTAGTTTTCAAGTCCTGTGACACTGTCTGTACCAAGAGGTTGAACAACATCTGTACCTGTAAATGTTGTAGGGTCTCCTGTATTAGAATAATAAATAGACAATGGATTGGATTTGACACCTGCAACATTCAAAAACTTCGAGTATGTTACCTTTAGGTGCTGCTGTGTATCTTGTGAATGTTGTACCATCAAATTTAAAGTAATCTTCTTCTGCGTTACATCCATAGAGTTCATTTTCGTAAACAAAGAAACCAAATAGAGCTTCAGGTGTAAAAGACCTATTTACCTTGTGTGTACCTGATTGTGTACCTGTTGTATTTATAGCTGCACCACCAAGTGTAGCAGATACTTGAAAATCATTAGCTGTCAAACCTGTTGCTATCACATAGTATGTTGTACCAGCAGTAATTCCAGTGGGTAAAACACCTGTAGTGCTAAAGTAAACTTTTGTATCAGCAGTTAAACCATGAGATGTTAATGTAAATACAGCAGGTGACGCAATAGTGACTGTAACTGTACCTGTTTCAACATTTAAGTCTTCCCATAGTGATGTTGTAGGATTAAATTTCTGTAGTTTATTCTCATAACCTGAAATAATCATATTTGTACCATCTTGCTTAACATAGTTAAACAGTGAATGTCTTAATGATGTATCAGTCGGTGATAACAAAGAAGAACCAGTATCTTTTTTAAGATAACCAGTTTCTATGAAGTTCATGTTAATTGGTGAACTTCTACCAACAGAATCATCTACGTCAACTTCTTTAGATAAATCTTGTTTTATTATTACAAATGGTTCTTTCTTTAATGGCATATTAAATTAATCTTTGATATGTAAACATCTGACCACCACGTTGATTATTCTCTTCGTAGTTACTTTGTGTTGAAAGTTTTTCTGCTAATTCTTTTTTATATTTATCTGAGTAGTAGATAGATAATGATTCATCTTGTAAGTCTTCATATGCTCTTGCTACTGTACCGTAGACAATAAGTTCATGAAAGTAATCATTAACATCAGGAGTAGTTGCTGGAACTATTGTAAGTTCTTCAAATTGAGGATAATACTTAATTGTTAGATTAGCTGTTGTTGTTGGGTAAACTTTGATTGTCCCATCTTCAACAGTTATCATTTCTTCAAGTGTTTTATTGTCAAAGTCTTCTATTGAAACCTCTTCAAAAACATTACCTGCTACATCTTGACCTGAACCATACAAAGTTCCAAAATCAAGAGGTGTAGAAGCTGAACCACCTGTGAAAGCGAGTGTTGCTGTTTTTATTTTATCATTAGTAAAGACTTTACGCATAAGGTCAGCGTAAGTTAAGTTTGCATAGATAAGAAGCGTCTCGTCAGAAACTATTTCTCCAGTTTGCTCAAGTATTTTAGCTCTAGCTAATTTGATGATTTGTGATGTTGTTAATTGCATGTGTCTTTAGGTTATTAATAATCCTATCCCCAATCTCCACAAGGGAGATAAGAGGAGAACTACTAACTTAGAGTAGCACGTAGAACTGCACCATGGCCACGGTTACCATTGAAAACTTTACGTCCCCATACAAGTAAACCTTTTACAGTTGAGATGAATGAGTCCTCTGACATTTCAGAAGGAATAATAGAAGTTTTCATGATTTGCATTGCCATTGAACAGTAAGTCTTGTTACCAGCTACGAAGAAGTAACCAGTTGTGTTATTACCTTTGATGTTCTCAGTTGTATAAACCTTGAAACCAGCGATAGAACCAATAAGACCTTTTTGAACAACGTTTTCGTATGCTGATGCAACAGCTGGAATAAACTCAGGAGCTTGCATAAGGATACCTTCAAATTGTGAGTTAACAACAAGGAAACGGTCTTCTTTAGGAGAAAGAGATTGTCCAAGTGCTGTACGTAGAGCAACGATTTTTTCGTATACGTTTGATTTTGTAACAGAAAGAGCTGTAGCAGCTGCGATTGTGTAAGCAGAATCTGCAATAACACCACCTGTATATGTAGAACCACCTAGGTCAACGATTGTGATAGATGTGTTAGAAGAACGAGCTGTGATAAGGTATGAAGTACCTGTTGAAGCAACGAAGATACCACCAACCATAGCAGCTGTCCATGTAGTACCTGTACCTGTAACTACACCTGTAGTTGCAGCAACTGCCGCTGTACCTGTAGAGTAGTTTGTACCAACCATGTTAGAACCTTTTACGTTTTCAGCCATGTATGTAAGAATGTCGATATCAACAAGGTCTTCCATATCATTTTTTGTGTTACTTGCGTATTCAGAGATAGCATTAACATCGTTTTGTAGTTTATCGATATCATCTACACCAAAAGAGAAGTAGTATTGTTTATCGATTATCAAATCTTCGTAAGTAGGTGTAAGTTCTTGCTTAACAAGTTGCATACCTTTAGTGTAAGCAGAAAGAGCAATTTTACCCAAAGTACGAACACGTACGCGGTCTCCACTGTCTTTGATAGCACCTTCGTAAGTTGTGTTAGTAATGTTTGGATATAGAGTATCGTTGTACAATAGCTCTACTAGTTTTAATGAGTACTTAACTGGAGTTAATGCACCCATAACTGGGGTTATAATTTGTGCCATATAATAATATTAAATAATAATTGATTAATGCACAAATAGTTTGCTTTAGATTTTACCTGATTTTAAATCATCATTAAACTCTTTTGAAAGAGTACGAAATTTTGTAGGGTTTTCTTGTGCCATACGATTCCAATCTTCAAGAGTTCGTGTTGCTATGCTTTCCCGAGCACCTGCTGTATTCCTTTCAAGGTCAACACGTTCTGATTTATCTTGTAATTCTTTAGCACCTATCTCTTTGGCTTTGTCAAACAAATAGATTTTAGCAATGTCAGTTAATATGTTTTCAATATTTTCTGGTACATTAGAAGGATTGTAGTACTTTGACTTAAAATCACTTCTAGCTTCAGCTAAATCAGGAAATTGTGCAGTCACTTTATTAAGTGCTGAATCCCATCTTTGTTCATTGTACTGTGACTTTGCAAATGCTATAGCAGGGTCTTTATAGATTTCCTCTTTAGCTCTACGTGTAACAGTATCTGTATAGGCGATTAGGTTATTTTTAGCCTCTTCGTCTAAATCTTCAAACCCAGGATAGAAACTATCTGTGTTTTGACTTTTCTTTTGTGAAAGAAAGTCTGTGTCTTGAGCTTTTGATTCAAGTTCTTCTTTTAAACGCTTGTTCTCTTCGTATAAACGTAGAGCTTCTGCTGAAGATTCACTGAATTTCTTTTGGTAATCAATCGTTTGAACGACACTTTCAAATGATTCCTTTGGAGAGTTTGCGGTCTCTTGCGTTCCTGCATTCATGATTTCGAGAGAGTTAGCGTTAGCGTTCTCGTTGATAATCTCTGCGGAGTTTGCGTTGTTTTGTGACATATTTTGTTTAGCCGTCCCTATCGGGGTTTGGCGTTAACTATTAAGTTAGCTTTTAAATGGAGCTATAACCAATTTATTTGAGCATTTGAGAGATAGCTTGTTCTGCCATTCTCTTCTCAACCTTAGGAGAATCTAAAAAGTTTAATATCTTCTTGATTAGCCTAACCTCAACTTTTCTAAATATCTCATCTTCCTTTTGTAAGTCTACATCAGTAAGACGATTTATTGCTAAGTCAAGTTCTTGTTTTAGGAAGGATTCAACTTCCTCATCAGTGAGTTTTCTACCAGATATTGCTTGTTCCCACTGTGAGAAAGTTTCCTTTTCCTCTGTATTTAGTTCTTCGTATGAACCAACGCCTATGTGTTTTAAGAATTTATCTAACATATTACATTTGTGTTGCTCCATTGAGAGCGTTAGCGTTACTATCTTTTATACTATCTTGTGGATTGTTAACTTTACTTGGTGCTTCTGGTATATTACCCATTGGCTGTTCAGGACTTTCTGCTTGCATGATTTGTTCTATTTCATTTGTTGTGAAATCAAGAAGTTCAAGTTCTTTCTTTTTAGCTAGTTTTTGAGCTATAGGGTTGTTCATGAATGAGTTTTTAATGTACTGTATTTTCTTTAAATCAAAGTCATCTGCCATTGATTTTTCTGTTTTCATTTTAACAACAACTTCATAACCACTTGGTGTAATCCAATCTGTTGGACTAACATCTTTTTCGTAATAGTTACCATCTCCACCCTTTTTATAAAGTTTAATAGTTCCTGAAGAGTTTGCTTTTAGTATTTCATAGAACAGTTGTCCTAGCTCTTTCCATGCTGCTCTGTAGTTCTTTGCAACAACTTGGTTTATTCCTTTTGAAGCTTGTAGTTGTAACTGTACTTGACCTAATGTTTGTTCACCTGGTTCTTTTACACCTCTTTCTTGTGGTGTTTGAGCAACAGATGACTGTATAAGGTTCTTAAGCCAACTAATTTGATTTGCTACATCGTTAAGTGGTTGTATTTCAACTTGTTTGACTATTTCATTTGGATTACCTGGTACACCGTACATACCAAATGGTTTAGGGTCAAAAGCTCTTGGTTGGAATGTTCCGTTAAGTGTATTAAAGAAATACATTCCAAAGTTTCTGTATGTACGACTCTCAAGGTCTTGAGATATGTACATGTTTGTTATCTTATTGAATGTTCTAACACTATCAGCAATACCATCTGACCAGAAATCAATAGCATCTGGGTCTGAAGCCCATGTTACTATTGGTATCTTAGAGATTCCAATAGCTGTTTTTAGTGGTTTATTTAAAAGAACAACATTATCTAGAGCTATAACTATTAAGTGACGTACAAATTTCTTTTCTGAATCGTCCCATATAAGTCTATATGATTCATTAAGTTCAATCATTACATCAGAAGCACCATATTCATCAAAGTTTTGTACACCTAGATTTTCAAGTCTTGCTTTACGCATTTGGTATGCTTCCTCTGTTTGAGCTCTTGCAATAATACCTCTTTCTGTGTCAAGATACATCTTTAATTCTTTCTTTGCATCTTCTGAATACTTAGGATTTGCAAGAATTTCTTTTAAAGAACGATAGATGTGTGTTTGGATTACATATGCAGCTGATTCAATCTCTAATGGATTTACACGTGGGTCTATTTCAATATCGTATGGGTCTACTATATCTATGAAGATTTCTCTACCTGACATACCAATCTTTTTGAAACCTCTACCTTGTAGTCCAACTATTTTCTTTTCTACATTGTCTAATATATCAAGTTTACATTTACTGTAGTAGTAATCGTAAATAGAGTTGAGTAGAATTTCACCATCTTTATCTTTTGCAGTTTTGTCTCTTGTTTCAAAAGCTAACTCTGGTGGTTCATCTATTTTAGAAATCCAAGACTGTATTGTTTCTCTTATTATAGGAACATTAACAGGTTGGCGTTGTGTAAGTCTATTGACAGAAACTTTATCTCTATATAGTGAATAGTTCTCATTCCACTGCAAAAAACGTCGCTCTTTAAAGTCAACGGAAATCTGCTTGTCCTTACGATGTTGTTCGATTATTTGGTCTTTATTCATTTGTTGTGTCTATTATATCATAACGTAAAATATTTGTCAAGCTTTTTGCTAGATTCCCCATTCTTCATAAAAAGGTTGTACACCACCTGTTTGATAACTTTGATTATAAGCGTTAACATTCACTGGATTCTGTGGGATTTGCCATACAGCAAGTGCTAACGACATAATACGGTCATCATGTTTACCATCTGGAACCTTAATTGTTGTTGAACCTGAAGCTGTAAGTTCGTATGTCATTGACTTTAATTCATCAATTAGTGGTTCATCATTAGGTATTTTAATTTTATCTTGTTCAAGAAGAATCTGAAGGTTACGTAACAGGTCTGTACGACTTGTTTTATTGAATCTAAATGGTTCAATGTTCATACCACGTGCATTTAGGTCATCAAACACAGGTTCACCAACACCTGTTGAGTCGATAACTATGCGACCCTTGTTGTAACGTAGGTAAGTATTCTCTATTCTTGCCTTCTGAAGGTTATAATCCATCTGATTGAAAGCATCTTGTTTAATAACATGAAAATCAGAGAGATTAAATGGTGTAAGCACAGTGTAGTCGTTGTATTTTGCTAAGTCTACCCCAATTTGATACATTGCAAGTTCTTTAGGTTGATATTCTTCCACTTTGTACACATTTTCATCAACTCTTTTAAAGAATCCAAGACCATTATCTATAAATGTACAGAAATACTCCTGCATGTATAGGTCATGTGGCATCTCATTCTTAGCTTCTTCAAGTGCTTCATCTGACAAAGCCTTTGTTTTTGATACATCTAGTATTTCACAGAACCATTTTGGGTCATTTTTGATATTCTGCATGAGCTCAAACGCATGGTTTGTTCCACGAGGTGTCATAATGAATATCGCCCAACCTCCGTTTTCACGTAAAATAGGAGAAATAAAGTTCCAAACATCTTGTTTCATTAGAGAATACTCACTAAAAACAACACCTATCGGGTTTGTTCCAACAATACGGTCAATGTTATCAGCTCCAACCATCTGAAGAATAGAACCATTAACAAGTTCAATAATCATGTCTGATTGATTAATAGTTTTTACTATCTCTTTTGGGAAGTGGTCAAGGAATTTGAAAC